AGATTGTTTGGATTTTAGACCTGTTCGTAAAAATGCAACCAACGCATTAGATTCTGGTACTGTAACTAAAACATTTGATGTTGACCCTACAACTTTTGGTCCTAAGATACCAGAAAATGGTTCAGATATTATTTTAGATTTCTCCTATTATCTACCTCGTATTGACAAAGTAATTTTAAATAAAAATAGAACTTTTGAAGTAGTTAAAGGCCAATCTTCATTGAATCCTACTCCACCTAAGGACAAAGATGATTCAATGAATTTATACATTCTTCGTAGTCCGGCGTATGTTGCAAACACAGGTGATATTCAAGTTCAATATATCAATAATCGCCGTTATACTATGCGAGACATTGGTAACATTGAAAAGCGTGTTGATAATCTTGAATACTACACATCATTGTCATTGTTGGAACAAGATGCCGTAAACAAACAAGATTTGACTATTCTTGATACCACAAACTTACCAAGATTTAAAAATGGTATTATTGTAGATTCGTTCAAAGGACATTCAGTTGCTGATGTAACTTCTGCTGAATATGGATGGTTGCATTGTGGTGGTCCAGGTGCAGGACATTTTGTAAAGATGGTGCATAATGGTATTGAGTATGGTATTATGCAAGCATATGCTGAAGGTTTTAATATTTTAAAGAACGCTAACGCAGGTTCTCGGTATGTTAAAGAAGGAGATGCTGAGGTTGCTCCAATGGCAGACCCAGAAAGTTATTGCTATGATATTGATGTTGCTGAAGTGGCTGAGCTATGGCGTCGTGGTAGCGTGGTTGGTAGTTGGTTACTCGATCTTACTGCTGATGTGTTACGCAGGGATGGTAGCCTTAAACAGTTCTCTGGAGGCGTATCCGACAGCGGTGAGGGTCGTTGGACTGTTTCTGCCGCTGTGGACTTGGGGGTTCCCGCTCCTGTTATTACTACTGCCCTATTTGAAAGATTTAACTCACGCAATCTCGGATCATTCGGAGCAAAGATCTTAAATGGAATGCGTTATATGTTTGGGGGTCATTTAACAAGATAATATGATTAATCCTGAAACACCTTATAAACTTGCAGAGATCATTCGTGATACTTGGCCAGGTCTTTACAGACCATCAAAAGAAACTTATAATACAAAAAACAATAAGAAGAAAAAGAATGTATGATTATTGGGTGGTGATAGATAAAACCACAGGTAGAGTAATTGCTCATTGTGGTGAAGAAAATGATGCGCTTGCAATGATTGGTTTTGATCCAGACAAAAGAATTTATCGAAAGCAAAAGTTCATTATGGATCAAGTAATTACAGTTACATCAACAACAGATAAACAACTTCCTGGACAACAAGGATTGCCTGCTGCAAAAGAAGAACTGCCTCCAATAGAACTTCAACAGCAAGTGTGGCTTCCTGAAGGACAAGGAATTCCAGTAAACGCTAAATAACTTTCAGTTTTATAAGAATTATGAAGTTTACAGTTTATTCAAAAGACGGTTGCCCATATTGCACAAAAGTTCAACAAGTGCTAGAGTTGACGAAACTACAGCATGTAGTTTATAAATTGGACACTGATTTTACAAGAGAAGAATTCTATGCAGAGTTTGGACAAGGATCTACTTTTCCTCAAGTGATTGTAAATGACCAACATATCGGAGGGTGTACCGATACAGTTCAATATCTAAAGGAGCAAAATTTAGTTTAATGAGCAGCACATTTCACGAAGTCTATGGCGATGTAGAAAAAGCTATTGACTATGCTTTTCAAGGACAGTTTGTCTTAAAATTTTATGATTACTTAAAAATTCGTGGAGCTAAAAAAGTAGAAGTTGAAGAATTTATTGAGAGTAATACAGCTAACGAAATCAGCAATTTAGTAATAGATTTGGATGATTATCTTGAGGGTGGATCTGATGAAATTCATAGACAACTTCGTGAAGGGTATGGACATATTCCAAAACCACAAGCAAGAAAGATAAGAAATTATCTTTCTAATATACTTGAAGATGCTTGGAAGTATAAACATGACAAGAGGCCAGGAAGACGAAAAAAGGAAACTAAATAAATCAGAACCTCAAATTAATCGAGGTGTTGAGTTACTACTTAGGAATAGGAGGAGAAGATCAGAAAAACCAAAAACTTTTCAAGTGAAGTTTGGTAAGATGATCTCTCTTTTCCGTAGAGAGTTTCATTTCTTTATAGAATTTCACTTTGATGTCAGAAGAAAATAAACTCTCTGGAGAAAACAAATGGAAACAGCATATGTAATTACATTCTCTGTAATGTTCACGTTGCTCTTTTTTATGGTTGGAAGTATAATAGGTTGGTTAACCTATAGGCACTTAGAAGAATCAAAACCTCCGTATTTACATCCAGAGTTTTTTGATGAAAATGGTCAGGTAATTCCTGACGAAATAGTATCAGTAAGATTTGAAAACGAAAACTATTATGACTATGACGACGAGGAAGAAGACAGCTGAAAAACCAATTGAAACTCTTCCGACAAATCCTTTTGTATTTGAAGTTCTAGAACTTGCTTCAAAACAAAAAAGTAATGCAAAAAAAGTAGAAGTTCTAAAGACTTATGAGCATGACTCACTAAAAACAATTTTTATTTGGAACTTTGATGAAAGTGTAATTTCTCTTCTTCCTGAAGGAGATGTTCCTTATGCAAGCACTGGAGAACAAACATCTTATAGTGGAACTCTTAGTGAAAAAATTGAAGATGCTGTTTCTAAAATGAGCGAATTGGATTCAAAATCTCTTGGTTCTATGGATCAGGGAAAATCATCAATTAGAAGAGAATATACTATGTTTTTTAATTTTGTAAAAGGTGGCAATAATTCATTGAGTTCTCTTCGTAGAGAAACAATGTTTATTAACATTCTTCAAGGACTTCATCCTCTTGAAGCAGAAATTGTCTGTTTGGTTAAAGATAAAAAACTTACGAATAAATATAAAATATCTTTTGATATTGTGAAAGAGGCTTATCCAGATATTGTTTGGGGGGGACGCTCATGACAGTAGTTGCAGAGGAAAAAAAGAAAATGGCAGAATATTCAAAAAAAGAAAAAAAAGTTCTGCCCCATGAATATGGATGCGAGGTCCTTTTAGAAAAGACTACGATTGACAAAGCAAAAGATACTTCTTATCCTAATGATGCTTATTTGATCTGGTATAATGTTGATGATGAAGAACATCTTGATCTTGTAAGAGGATCAAGAGTTCGCATTTTTGATATGTACTATGACAAATTTGGTCCAAAATCAATTCAAAAAATTGATTTTGGATACGGAAGAGCAAATCCTAAACTGTGGGGATTGAAACAACCTGAAAAGAAAAAGAAAGGAAGATGAGTGAAGGTTTTAGTGAAGAAAAGATTGAAGTAGCAATCAATAAAGATGAAGTAAAAAAACTTCTAAAAAAATATAAAAAAGTTAAAAAGTATATGAAATCTCCTCTATTTGCAGTTAAGACTATGGATGGAACTGAGACCTATGTGAGTGAACTATTAAAACAATCTGAGGGGAATGGGTAAGCATTATCTTTTAAATTTGTATGGATGTTCATTTGTTCTTTTGGACGATGAACGTTGTCTTATTGACTTATTAGAAAACGCAGCAGTTGCTAGTGGTGCTACTGTGGTTCAAACTATCTCAAAGAAGTTTGAACCACAGGGATGCACTATTATATCTCTACTTTCAGAAAGTCATATCAGTATTCATACATGGCCTGAGGAAGGTAAAGCAGCAGTAGATGTTTATACCTGTGGAGATTGCAATCCAAAGATTGGTTGTGATATAATAATAGCACAATTATATCCACAAAGATATAAGTTAGAATTTATAGAAAGATAAGTTTTGTATCTTATTTTACAAAAAAATTTGCATATATAGATCGATGGGTCTATAATGACCTTACGTTCATCCCAATGGGACGGAAGTAAGCCGACGCGGAACGGATCGTTCATTCGCTATTCGCAAATAGCGAACGCAAACGCCGACTGAAGGAACGCTCTTTAACTTAAAAAACTAAGGAGAAAACCTAATGTCTAAAGTAGTATATCGCGGTATTGAGTATGATACTCAAAAGCGCCTGGAGTATCAACAGCAAATGATGCAGCAACCCCAACAATACAACGAAACCTATCGTGGTGTTAAGTTTGTAAAGGAGGGACATAAGTGATGAATACTTACTTCGTTCGTTATCTTAAGAGAAAAGCAAAGAAAGAAAAACTTCTTTATATTGCTCAAATTAATATGGCAAAGCAACCACAAGTTGCTTGATATGAGAGGGGACTTGACTCCCCTCTTTTTTTTGACTATAATTACCTTTGTGAGGTTTAATCAAGATGGATAAAGAAAAGCTTAAGTTAATCATCAGAAACCTTGAATCTCTTGTTGAATGTCTTAAATCAGAAGTATATTCTGATGT